AAGCCGCATTGCTGAAGTCTTCCGAGAACCCCAGCAAATTCTTCGGCGTAGTCGGGTTGTACATCGGGTACGCAGAGGTGTTCGCCTTCATGCCGCCGAGGTCGCTGCGGTAGAGGTGTGCGCCCCAGATGTCAACGTAGCCAGACGTATTTGAGGATTGACTCCAGTTTGCCGTTGCAGACGGCACAAGGAAAATCTGATTGCCGCTCGACAAGTTGGATGTCATCGTCGCTTGGCACAAGTACCATCCAGCAACACCAATAGGCGTGATGATACCGCTAGTCTTTGTGCCAGCAGTTCCAACTGCCCCGGTAGAAAGGTTGAAGTTGACGTAAGACTCAGCGTCCTGATTGTCCGTAAGCTGGATGAATGAGTGCGTTCCAGCTTTTGCAAATACAGAAAGCACGCGAGTGAACGTGAGAGGTGCCGTTTGCGTCAACACCTGAGAACCGCTGATACCGTTACCAGTTACGCGATCTGCGGTGGTTGTCCCGTTTGGCGCGGCAACAGCATTTGCAGATACGGTTACAGAAGTCTTCGTCCAGCTAGCAGCATCAAACTGCTCAGACGCCAGCAGGAGGTTGTGGGGGGCCCACTTGATCTTGCCGTCGCTGTCCGTCACCGTCGCATTCGACGTGCGCGAGAACGTGATGAACTCTGTTGCGTTGCCAGTGATAGTAGCCATATCAGTATTTCACCGCGTAAGAGTTGTCTGTCATGTCAATGGCGAAGCCGACTTGATCGTTGTAAATCAGGCTTTCAGCACCGTTGTTCACGTTGATTGCATACGTGTCCGACAAGAAGTCGATAGCAAACGCATTGGGGTCAGCCGAAATCAACAGGCTCGCCGGATAAACGGGCGAGACAGAACTGCCCCCTGAAAGAAGGGCGACCATCAGGGGGAAGTTGTTGAACATCAGCTGCGTACCATCTCAAGCTCAACAGTGAACACTTCAGCACTCGCCGGGGTATAGGCACCGCGAGCCTCAAGCAGGCCGAAGCAGTTTCCAATGTCATAGTTCAGTTCAGAACCAGACGATGGAGCGCCAACTCCCTGAGCGCCGTCCGTGAATGCCTTGTCCAGGGTGATATCAATCGACCCGACATAATTGGCGACATTGTTCGTGGACCAAGCGCCGTTGTCACCGTTTGCACAGGTGATGCCGACCGTCTCGTAGATATGCAGCCGGAACGAGGCCGAAGTCACAGACGTACCCGACTTCTTGATACGGGCGCGGCGGATCATCGAGCCACGGTTTTCCGGGCGAATGACAAAGGTCATGGGAATGACGCTGCCAGCCGTGGTCGAGTTCGCCACAAGGTCGCCGGAAGCATACGCAGTGGTGTCAGCGGGGCGCGTGAAGCTCGCCGCCGCAATCGAAATGAAGGACATTGGGATAACTCCTGATTAGATCGGGGGCATCACAGGCGGAAGCGGTGCCATCAAAGCCTGTTCGGCCTGCATGCGCTCAGTCTCAGCCCGATAAGCCTCAATTTGCATTTTCTGGCGGTCAATTTCCATGCGCTGTATTGCAATCTGCATGTCAGCCTGCGCTTTTTGAGCGTCAGCCTGTGCCTTCTGCATGTCCATGCCCTGGGATTGCTTGAGCTGCTGGTTTTCCTGCTCCAACTGCTGAAGACGCTGCTGGCCTTCCTGAATTTGCTGCTGAATTTCAGCGGGAATGCCGTCATTGATCTGCTGCGGAAGCATGCTCTTGAGGCGTTCGGCAATCTCTTCGGCGTTCTGCCAATCCAGAGACTTCACCAGCAAATCACCGATGAGCGGTGCAGCCTGCGGATAGCCACGGATCAACTCAATCATCTGCTGCGCCTGTTCCTCGCGCCGCGTGGTGAACGAAGGTCCGGTATCAACCGCAACGTCATAGCGGCCTACACCCAAGTCATAGATGCGCTCGGCACCCTCGATCATGCCTTCCTGCTCAGGCGCTTCGCCCTCTTCCTGCTGGCCGATCTTGGCGACCTCTTCGGTGTCATCCTGGCCGATGATGCGAACAATGCGCTGGCCGCTGTAGACCTTCGGAATGAGGTCAATCAGGACGCAGCCCACATGGCGGATGGAGCGGGCAAGGTTGTCAATGAAGTGGAAGGTGTTGACGTCACCCTCACGCTGTCGGGCCATGATAGCCCTGCCCGAGGTTTCGTTGCTGCGCTGCCCCAATGAGGCATCGTACATGCCGATAATCGACTTCATATCGTCAGACGCCGCAAGGGCTTCAGACATGGCACCCGCAGCGCCACCGCTGTCAAGAGGCTGCCGTTGGGGCGAATTGGTCCCGCGAGCGTACTGAAGGAAAGCGTGGTTCTGAGAGTTCGCCGTCAGCCAGTTCGGGTCAGCGTCAAAAGCGCCTTCCTCACCGATGTACGGGACGCGGGGTGCTAGAGCGACGAGTTCCGTGGCGGTCGTGCGCCAATAGTTGAACATCCGCTGTGCGTCTTTAGCATTATGGATAAGACTGCGGAAATAGCGGCGACCCTCGACATTGAGTTCCTCACCGTACACCGGAATGATGGGCAAGTACTGGCCCAGCCACTCGTTCTCTTCCAGAATCTCCGCGCCCGTCATGATGCGCTGCGTAATCTTGTAAGCCTTGGTCGTGCGGCTATTCACAGGCACAATGCCTGCCATCTCGAAAATGTCGCGGCCTGCTTCGTATTCCTGCTTGCCGACAATCTCGCCCGACGAAAGCTGATAAATCTCGCGCTGGGTTTCCTCGCGGTGCCAGCTTTCGCAGACCAGAATATCGTCGCTGTCACGCCAAGGGGCCTTGAGGTTGTCATAGCCAAGGCTTTCCCAGTCCACAGGGTCAGCGTTCTTCCACTTGGCCTTGAACTCTTCCTTGGACTTCAGTTCCGTGATCCAGCATCGGTTCCAATCGGAGCCGTCCATGCTTGTCGAATACGGATCACCGTAGACGCTGAAGGGGTTAGCGATACGTTCAATCTTGAGGCATTTGTCAAACGTATCGTCGTACTCATAGTCGATATTGACCCGGATGTAACCCCAGCCCATCGAAACCGCGTAGTCAACCGCCGTATCATAAGCGACATCGGCCTTGGAAGTGCGCTCGATATTGCGGATAAGACCTTCCAGCACGTTCGCCGTGTCAATATCAGCCTTGTCATCGACGGGCTTCACCTTGATCTGCGGGCGGTTCTGACGGCTGTCGTTGACCACCTGGCGAATGAACGCAGGCATCTTGTTAATCGTCAGGATCGGACGGCCATCGACCTCGCGCTGCTTCCTGATCTGCTCAGGCCACTGCTCGGACAGACGGGCGAACTTGAGGTCTTCCAAGGCTGTGTTGCGGTTTTCAGACTCCGCATCATAAGCCTCTTCAAATTCCTCAATTTCCTTCTTCAGGGTATCGTCTTCCGAAGCCATTGGGCCTCCAATCGTGCCGCTATCTCAGCGGGAGTTCGTGCCAGCACCATTGCCCGTTTTTGGCTTCCGACAGGTGCGGCATGGCGCGTTTAATGTCTTCAACCGGGGGCCACGCAAGCGGGGCAGTGAGTGGTGGCATTTTCAATAGTTTGTCGGGTCCGTCAGATTTGACGCCCAGCCTGAACTTGTATTTATCGCCGTCTATGCCGTAAGCAATAATCACGACATCCACCCGCCGTTGCCAACCATTACACGCTCACGGGGCTTGGCCTTCTCTCTCGGGGCTTCGTAGGCCACGGCCATCAGGCCAAATGCGTCTGCGGCGTGCGATGACCAATCGTGGTCAGGCCCCAAGCCAATGTTGCGGGCCTCGTCGCGCTTTTCGTGATACCAGCCGATAGCGTCCAAGCCAGCCCGCGTTGTGTCTTCGTTGAACCAGATGCTCGGGAAGAGGCGTCTTGCAGCCTCAATGCGCTTCATCGCAGCGCCCTTACCCTGGTTGTCTACTGTTTCAGCTTTGAAGCCAGCTTGGCGGATATGATCTGCGAAGCGCATTCCAGTAACGTTGCTATGCTGGGCACCGTCATGGGGGAGTACACATAGACAGTTACTCCACCGATCTCGCAGCCATACCAAGTGGGCCGCGAGCGGTTGCCCTTGCGCTTCGTAGTAGTCGAGGACACGGACTTCGCGTCCAACGAACTGAGCGACCCAGATGGCTGTGCTATCATTGAAGCCTATGTCCCAGAATGCTCTAATCTGCATGAGTGGGTCAGCTGCTACCTTGCCGATCCGGCCCTGCGCTCTGGCCTCTGCCAAGTGCTTGGCGTAGTAAGCGCCCGTCAGCACCGTGGCGTAGTCGCCCTCCCAGATATGCGGATACTGGTCAGGCTGGCTTCTGAGGCAGTCCTGGCGCTCTTGCTCAAGGACGCTTGGGAACCACGGATTGTCTGACCAGTTGGCCTGAACTACCGTGGCATTCGTGGGCAATTCTGCCCCTCGCAGCATCTGGTCTACCGGGTCTGACTTCCTCGTCGGATTAAAGCTAAACCACAGTTCCGAGTTTTCCGCGCGAATGGTAGGACGAAGAAGGCCCAAGCTCCGAGTCGAAAGTGTCTGCGCTTCCTCAACCCATGCCACTCTGTAGTTTTCGAGAGACTTGACGCTTTCTGCCGTGTGGTCCTGCATGCCTTGGAAGCCGATAAGGCCGCCGCCTGGCGTTTCGATGCGGTCAACGAGAACGCGGAACCCATGAGCCTCGCCCAGACCGTATTCGCGCAGTTTGTCCTCAATCAAGCGTTTAGCCGATTCTTTCAGCGACTTCTGCACCTCGCGGATACACACGGCGCGCATGCCTGGGTTCCGTGCGGCTTCTTCAACCAGCAGGCCAGCGAAGAAATGTGACTTACCACTTCCTCGACCGCCGAAAGCCCCACGATACCGGGCTGGCTTCAGAAGCGGCTTGAAGACAGGCGCGGTCTTAATCGGTATTCTTGTGGTCAACAATTTCGCGCTCAAAAACAAACCGCTGCGGACCACCGTTCGGACCTGTCTGCTCCTGAACAACCTTTTCGGTGTACTTCTCACGGAAACGAGCCTGCATGGATTTGGCCCATACGGACGCTTGGAACTTGTCAGCGAATAACGCCGTCTGCCCGATGGTTTCCCACCAATCCTGTTCCAGTTCCTTTGCGCGCGTGAGTGCTGTCCGAAATTCAGGAAATTCATCAGCCCAACGCAGCATCGTCGTGCGCGGTACATCTATGGCCGCTGAGATTTGCTCTGGTGATTTGCCTTCAGCCCCAAGAGCAACCACACGGTCACAGAATGCTGGGTCATATGTGGACGGTCTGCCGCGCGTGTTTGTCACTTCACCCGCGACTGCCTCATTGGCTTGGTCGCTCATGCTGGCCTCTTTGCTTGTGATGGGGTTCCCGCGCAATATTATTGCTTTTTGCAGCGATGTTACATTTCGTACGGATTGTTGTTGCAATCGCTACGTTGTGGCCTCATATAGAAGTCACCAACAACGGAGAACGACAATGATCGGCGCAGATGAAATGACCATTCAGGACAAGTTCGGGAACGTGGTGTTTGTCCGTCGCGGCATTGACGCCCAGCGTCATATCAACAACATCGTTGCAGCCTATGCGGCAGCGGGGTTTGAGGTTCGCGGGCAGACCATTATGGCACCCAAGGCCGAGATTGAGGCCGCTGTCCGTGAGGTCGGCGTTTGACCCCCGCTTCTCTTGAAGCCTGGATGGAGCGCCTTCACCTCAACAAGGTGGGGGCGGCTTCCGCATTGGGTATCGCCCGTTCAACGCTGGACCGTTACCTAGACGGGTCTGTTCGTATTCCTCAGTACATTGCTCTGGCATGTGCCGCAGTCGCCCACGGTCTTCCGCCAATCAAGTAGGGTTCCAGCCGCACGGCGCGATCTGCTCTGACGCTGAACCGGGAGGGGTGGCAGTGGCGTGGGCTGGAATTTCTGTGAACTGGAGTCCGATGCGTCTAGGACGCGCCAAGTGGCACAGGCTCGGACAAACACCTGATGGTAGGTATCCCCTGCGCGATTCAGCCCCTAGGACGGGTGCAGTCGGGAGGACGTTGGGATTGAGGAAGCGCAGGGGAACTTAATCGGGTGCCAAGTTAGCCGTCTGGTGCAGCGGCCTTGGATTCTGCGGCATCACCAGATAACCGCCGTCACCCAAACTGAATTTCAGGCAATTCTTCTCAACACGCCGCAACGGGTGCAGCGGTTACAGCCACGGGGCGAACCCTCTTGAGCGGCATATGCAGTTCGTCATCG